ATGGCATGCATGCCCATCGTAGTGCTATAATGCCAGATGGGTCGCCTTCCTTCACTGATGTCTATCATCGTCATAACAAAGGCGGTGGATTGAACTTGCAACCAGTAGACGTGATGATGTTCTGGCATGACTGGTTAGATGGTTTGATGACTCAGATGGCAGAGTTGCCAGAAATCGAGGATACTTGGGAAAGTAGTGAGAGTGGGACTAAATCTCGTAAGGATTTGGAGAGGAGAGTGGTGGATTCAGACCGTGCTCGTCAATTCTGGGACCAATTGTCCATACCGCTCCCATTGCAAGGGACAGTATCATGGGCAGATGAGAGCGGGGAGGAGTTCAACACCCCTAAAGACAGTGGCGTCATGGGCTTGGATTCGATTAGTGGCCTTTCTCCTCAAATCAGCACAGGTCCTTTCTTCTCCTCTCTATTACCTCGTGACCGCATACGGTTATGGGACGGCATGGAGAACGAGCCAGCGATGTCTGGTAGCATATGGTCACGTGGGAACAGGGGTCTGGACTTCTCCCACTCCCCCACTCTAGCGAACAAGGCTAGGGAGCACAAGAAACGCAAGGATGCTGAAAAAGGTGCAGGTGATAGGAAGACGGTAGTACGCCTAGGGGATGGAGCGCATCAGACAGATGGGGATATTCGTCGGTGGAAATTAGGTGAGAGTGGTATGAAGCATGGGAATTCCTATGCACAAGAGAGTCAACATGACCTAAGCGACTCCCGCCAGATGTACGCTTTGTTACAACTCATGTTCGGAATGAACAACAAGAACCTCGATGACCATGACTTATTCGAGACGTTGCGAAGGCTTGGAGTGCAAGGCTTCCTCGACCATCTCATCTTCGAGGCCAATCAGGGTGGTCATGGTAGTGCTATCACCGAGCCTGCATTGCGAGATGAAGATTCACCTCTCGCAGACCTACCACTACATCTTCTGACTGATGCTGCTGGTCTTACTCATTACGTCAATGGGCAGGACCCATTCAATGAGGATGGTAGCGTGAACCGTCTCGCGGACGGGGTTCTCGACCGTGCTGATGATATCTACCGAACCTATTGGGAGTTGCCTACTGGCATGTGGGATGAGACAATTGGGGACTATGTCTTCCATGGGTTGGAGCCTACAGGTGAACAAAACGGGCATAGGGTGAGCGCCTTTCGTCTCATAGAGGAAATGCTGGATGAGGTGAACAACCAAGGTGGCACTGACAAGACGGCAGAGGACTTAATCATCCGACCTTACAGCCCGGCATTCCAGACTGGTTATCCTCAAGGTGCCTTGAAGGACGTGCGAGATGCGTTAAACGATTCGATGGAACTCAAAGGAGGAGGGGCAGATGCAAGTAAGATGAGGGAATTTCTCGAACAGCATATCAAGAGGCAGAGCGATGGCTCGCTCCGTGATGATGATGTGAAGAGAGTTCTGGAAAAAATTGCTCCAGAGGGGGCAAGCCCTGACTGGGAGCCAACAGGCAACATGGTGAATTATGACAGGTTTCCTTTGTTAGACCCCGTGGCTAGGGAATGGGCTGAGTGGGCTTCAGATAGCCTGAGAGGCATAGACGTAGGGAATCCTGAGCCAGGGAATACACAGCATTCATATCATGACAACTTCCGTCATTACGTCATTTCTACCCCTTCACTTCTAGATATGATGGAGACGTTTGGTGTGCTCGACACGCCTGCTAGTGGTGAACAAGCCATGACGGTAGATGCAGGTGATGGGACCGTGATGGAAATGTTCCAAGAGATGGGCGATGTTGAGATGGATGCATCTGGCAGGGGAGGGAGAGGGAGCGGCTCACCACTAGGCGTGATTCTTGGTCGCCATCCTGTTTCTATCGCTCGAGATTTTATCGAGCGTGTGAAGGACATACAAAACACCCAAGACCCAACCTCCATGGGTTGGCACATTCTCCAAGACGTCATAGACCTGCAGACCAAGGAAATGATGGAGTATGCCTATTCTGAGCATGCTGGTTTGACCAATGGCTATGACCTAACTCAAGGGGAGTATGCTCCTCTAGATAGAGGGGGGACGAGTAGTATGATGAGACACCTCTTCGACAGTATGAAACATTACGGTGTCATTGCTCAAGCCTTGAAGAAACACTACATAGCACAAGACCCCTCGTTGGAGGAATACTTCTCAGACGACCAGCAAGGTTTCGACAATATCAATTCTCTATTCCCAGTCGCTGAGCGTTTGGCGACTTCCCACGACCAGTCGTGGCGTGAGGAACTTTCCAAGGAGATGGAGAAACTAGGGGAGACAAGACTTGCTCATCACATCGCTAATCCCACAACTGATGAGCATTGGTCCACTCCCGACTATGACCAGTCTAGTGATGAGAAAGCATCAGAGCGGATGCGTGCAGCCTTCAAAGGCGTTGGTGCTGAGAGAGCATCTGGCTTGGACCTCATAGAATACTATTTGAATAATCACTATGATGATGATGATATAACCAAGAAGTATAAACTTGGCAAGGCTGATTTGCCTATGGCCAAAAATGCTCTAGTGAGACTCCGAAACGCTGCTACCAGTAAGAAAGACTTCATTGATAACTTATCGGAGCATGTCGGTGCCGGGAGTATCAGAAGAGCGGACCCAGAGGATGACACTAGTGATATTACTGGCTACAGGTACGGCGGTTGGAACAAGGCTAGGATGGAATACAACGCTCTAATGAAAGTCGCTCAGTTGGTTCATGATGACTCAGAAGACTCGAAAATCCCTATGAGTGTGGATAAGAAGGGTAGAATACTGAAAGTGCCTAGTAGTTTCCCGAAGGCTACTCATGCTGGAGATACTGCCGCTAAGAATCTAACCACATATCACGGCTTGTCTGATTTGTTCGACTTGTATGAACACAACCCGAAACCTAAGACGGGGACTAGTAGCATCAGAGACAGAGATAAAGTAGGCTCCCTCTCCATAGGTGAGGATTTCGACCTTGCCTCCATTTATGATTCAGCAGGGGTCAGGAGTGGCTTGGGTCGTACATCCAATCCTAATGTGCATTACACAATGAAAGAGGGGAAGATACCTGACATTAGAGTAGGTGAACCTAGGGAGTCTGGTTATCTCGCCCATCCTAGTAATGTGCAGAGATACCTCATGAGCGAGAAGGCATGGGACCCTGCTGTCAATCTCCCCAGCACGGCTCTTCAGACTGCAGATACAGGCGATGTAGAAGACGCGGGCATATCTCCGCATTACACTGACTTCGCATACAGCCTCGATGTTCTCACCAACGTAGACCTCCTTCTCAAAGGGAAGGAAGGGAAGCCCATCTCAATCAAACCAATGCATCGAATATTCGACCTTGATGACTTGTCATCTTTGCGTGGATTCTCAGGGGATTGGATTGCCACGGCATGGCCCAAGGGTCAACGCCTCATGGTAGAGAAGAAGAAGAACACTGTACGTGCTTGGGACTCTGAGGCTCAATCGGTGACATTACCTAACTTGGTGAAGAAAGGGCTCAAAGCCGCTTATGATAAGAATTACCTGATTGATTGCATATGGGATATGGATGTACTCCATATCATTGACATTTTGAAATCTGGTGATGAGGACGTTCACGACGAGGAGGCCAAGGACAGGACTCGTCTTCTACGTGCTAAGTTCGATGCGACTGAGGAGGTTCTGATACCCGCTCCTATCAATACTAAGCGCACTGACTCACAAGGTTTGCAACAATGCGTAAAGGATTTATTGAAGGAGAAGGGTGTACAGAGAGTCCTATTGAGAGATGCGGAATCCACTTACATGAAAGGAGAGGCTCGGCACCCTCGGTGGATTCTACTAGGTGCTAAGAGAGAAGTAGATTTACTCGTGCTATCTTCCAAGGGGGACCGCCATCTCCTAGGTGCTGGACCACTCCCTGAGGCCATAGCCAAGAAGATGGGTAATAGAAAGCAGAAGTATGATGATGAGTGGTACATGGATGTGGGTTCCATCACTGAAGCCAAGGCCGAAGAAGGGCAATACATCACTGTCTCTTTCTCGAGTGTTACTGTGCAGAATAGAGATAGCACTCCAGTGTACAAGGTGAATGCGCCTCGCTATGTGCGCCTCAGTGAAGCGAGTGCGACGGATAGTATTGCAACTCTGAAGATTCTCGCAGGCATCAAAGAAGAAAATATACCACATAATGTGAACGTGCAAAAAGGCTCGATATACCTCTCCTTCCCAACCGGGCAGGTTATCTATGAGACACAACCTGCGGGGAAGGCTTATCTATTGAAGGGAGTGGATGCACCGGATGATTATACCCTTCGCCTCGCTCAGTCACAAGAGGAGTATTGGGGCCCTGTGGCTACAGTATTACTACGTGCTGAGAAGGAGGCTGTGGTCCCTGAACCCCCAGCCAACCATAGTAAGAAACCGAAGAAGGTGATACCAGAGAAGGTACGCATACCAAAAGACCCTGATGAAGTCTCTGAGGACCTGTCGAAATCTTATCAGATAGCGATTGAAGAACTCAATAAAATTCTCAAGGAGAAGATTACATGGACGGGACCCAAGGCCCTAGGTATTGATTACGCTACTCCTGTCAATTCACCTTCAGGCCCTACTGAAAACACAGAAGGTTACAATCTTCCAGACCATGACCCTGGTCATAGGCAAGAGAAGGGAGGCGATTGTTGGTGTGGGGCGATGAAAGGACAGACATGCGAGCAGGGGTCTGGACAGAAAATGGAACACTGCCCTGACGCGAAGCCTCCGAAAGACGAAGAAGAAGAGCCTAAACACCTCCAGATTTCTCATCATTCTCAAGATGATTCTTCCGCCTGAATTAAATAGTATAAGAAAACCTATCGACGTTCATGCTCATGCTGGAATCTCCGATTGAGAACCCCATTTTACTCAAGTCAAGGGCTAGTGACCTAGTCGTTGCAGGCTATGCCTCAGTGGAGATGGTGGACAAGCAAGGAGACTTGATTACCAAGAATGCACTCAAGGACGCATTCGACAAATTCATGAAATCACCAGGGTTCAGGAACGTGCAACTCGCACACTCCAACATACAGGTAGGGGAAGTAATCCCTAACTACACAGACACTGGTGGTAGAGTATGGAAGTCAGAGGTAGATGAGACTGGCATGTTCGTCGTCATCAAACTACGCGATGACATAGAGAAGGCCCGAGAAGTGGCCGCAGAAATTCGCAAGGGGAACCTCAAGTCGTTCTCCATCGGTGGGCAGGCTTTCGAGCGTGTCAATAAGAGCGATGGCACCAGAGGTGACTATCGTGAGATAAGCCGCATGGAGTTGCACGAGGTTACCATTTGTGAGAAGGGCATCAATCCCGAGGCCCAGTTTAGAATCCTGAAGGAGGATACAACGAATAAAGGTGATAAAATGACTGATGAAAGTGATACGATGAATGAACTGCAGAATGTCTTGGAGCGTCTCTCCAAGCGTCTCGATGATAGTGCTGACAAGGCTGATGAAAAGGCTGAGAAGGCAGAAGAAAAAACCGACAAGGCCGATGAAAAGGCTGAGAAGGCAGACGAGAAGGCTGAGAAAGGCGACGACAAGAGTGAAAAGATGGATAAGAGCGACCTAGATGACGTGATTACCACTGACTACCTTAACTGGCTAGAGAGCACAGTGAAGTCTGCTGGGTACGACCCAGTGGCAGCACGTGGCGCTCTAGAAGATGGAGAGGGCGTCGAGAAGGCGTACCTCCAAGAAGGTGCCCATGGATACGACCACCGTGGACAGGGCAGCATAGAGGGAGCCGGTGAGGGCGAGTCTAGTAAGAGGCCTAAGATGAACTTCGGGTCCGCACCTAGCGGAAACAAGAACGTCATCAAGGCTGATGAGTACATCGACAGAACCGATGTCTCTCCCGCTCAGATAGAGGAGGCCTACCAGGTCTACAAGGCTGCTGCAATGGAGCAGCAGTTCAAGACTGACCTTGGTAACGAGTTCTCCATGAGGTTCCAGAAGGAACTCTCAGCCGAGGCAGACGCTGCGGCTAAGTCTTCCTTCGACGCAAGGGGACCACTCGAGGACCTACAGAAGGCTGTCCTCGCACTAAGTGACAGGATTTCAAACATCTCTGCCGAGAGTGGCGAGACGATTGCCAAGTCCGAGAGCGCACCTAGCGTAGAAATTCCTGAGACCAGCACGATGGCACAGATGTCGTGGGACGATGTCCACCGACTAGCCGGAAAGGCTCTTCAGGGAGGTGACAACTGATGGCACGTGATTATGTACGAACAATACAAGATATGGAAAGATACTACTACGGTGGTACAGCAACGACCGGGTACACCTACAGCAGTGGAGACATACTAAAGGCCGATGCGCCTCTAATGTCCACAACGGCTGGTACCTACCAAGCAATCTACGGAAGGAAAGTTTGGTCGCAACTGAACCAAGAGTTCAATGCGTTTAGTATTCTTCCAAAGAAGCCTTGGGAGCGAAGTGGGTGGAGAATCATAACCGCCAAGCCTTCGTTCAACGTAGGCGGCGGACTGGCTGAGAACGCTACTCTGCCAGACACCACCAAGCCTGACTTCCTACATGTGGCTGCAAAGCCCAAGACCATTGGTCACTCGTTCGACCTGAGCGAAGTGTCCATGTTCCTTTCTGACAAGGATGACGGTCTTGGAGACGTGCGCCAAGTGCTGAAGGAAGAGATGGGGAAGCACCACGCTGACCACATCAACAGGATGCTTCTAGAGGATGTCGAGACTCCAGCAGGAAACGACCTAGAGTCCCTCGACAGGCTAACCACAGACCCAGACAAGATGACGACCGGCACTGGTCACGTGAGCGCAACCACAGACCACGACCTGTACTCCATCACTCGAGATGGAAGTGCAGACTTCCACAGTGCAGAGGTAGATGTCTCATCTGCGGCTAACACTAACAGGAACCTGAGCCTGAACCACCTTGACGGTCTCTTCCAGCAGATTTGGAAGCGTGGTGGTAACCCCAAGGTCATGCTGACAGGGTACGATACCCTAATGCGCGTCCAGCAACTCCTACAGAGCCAGCAGAGGTTCATGGAGTCGAAGAGGGTTACACCAACCTACAACGGCGTGAAGGGTGTTCCCGGTATTGAGGCTGGTTTCATCGTGGCTACCTACAACGGTGTGCCACTGATTCCATCCAAGGACGTAGTGACTGATACCTCCGGTATCTCGAGGATTTACTACTTCGATACGGATTACCTGTGGTTCCAGACCGCTATCCCGACTCAGTACTTCGAGTCTGGTATCGAGACTGGTGACCCGTTTGCCATCAACAGACTAGGACAGGAAGGACTCTACCGAACCATGGGTGAGGTATGGGACTCCTTCTTCGGAGCAGGAGGTTCAATCCGTGACCTTGCTTGAGGTACATGGGGAGATAACAGAGGTGATATGAATGGTAGGAACAGTAGTAACAGACAGTGAATACAGAGGAATAACTTACACAACCAGCGGAAGCGCCACAGTCACAATGGACTTGGACTTGGACTTGCAGGGTGGTGTGGACCAAGATGAAACGACATGGATTTCGGCTTACCCCGGAGCCCTAACCGACTTCGCGGCGAGACAGACAGACGGAACAAACAGGTACAACCCAAGAATCCTGAGCATCAGGCTTGGGTCGATGGCTGCGGCTGAGACGCTAACCCTTTCAGGGCAAGTCTCAGTCATCCTAGGATACGCATGGACGCCAGCAACGGCGAACGACAGCGGCATAACTAGGACCAGCGACCTTGTTCTGACCCACGATAGTAGTGCAACAGAAAGCGGACACATGCTTCTTTTGGTGGCCTAATTAAGGGGTGACCTAACATGCCAACACTATACTGGGCAGGGACGGACATGAGAGTCCGAACCAAGTACGGCGAGTTCAGCAGGAACGAAGGAACCGTCGTGTCGCAGGAATGGTTGGATATGAGACGCGGTGCTTTCGACGCCACTCATTGGCGCATCGAAGAAGACTACCCCGGCGTCCTTTTTACGCAAGACGATGGTGACGGAATCCCGGACATGAATTGGCTCAAGGCAGACATTCAACAATGGCTGTACGAGCGAGGAGTAGAAATGTCCGGGCTCCGCGCCACGAAAGCGAAGATGCTGGAAAAGGTTGATGAAGTACTAGCGGCTGAGGTCGTCACAGAGGAGGAATAGATATGGCAATTAATTTTGACGATAGACCTATCACAATAGGCAGCATACTACTACTGACTGGGACATGGGCCAATGGTGACACAAGCGTGGACGCATCAGATTACTTATCTGAAGTGCTTCACTTCGACGTGACCGCCAACAGCGCCACTGAGCAGGCTAACCCGACTGGGTTCGTGGGAACCACGTGCCACTTTACGGAGTCTGGCAGCGATGGTGGCCGGTTCATCATCCTAGGTCGACGCTGATTGGGGGTAAGACCCCATGACCGACGTAAAGGTATTCGAGTTCTCGCCTGATGAGGCGATTGAACTCGGCGCTTCCGTAGCCGGAGGCGTGCAGAAAGTCTTAGATGACTATACCAATGGCAAGGCCGTAGAGGGCATTACGAGTTATGTCATGGCAGGAAACCTATACGTAGTGGTTACCACCACGTAGTGGTGAGCCACATGCATGCTGAAGACCTCCGACGACTATCCAAGCAAGGATGGAACTACGCAACCGGGGAGTCTGTTCGCAAGGACGCAAGTCCAAGCGAGCGGCTCTCCGGCCAAATAAGCGAGCAGAACACTCGTTCTCGTAACATACGGGACGTGCTCGACATAGGTAGTGGAACACGATGCAAGCATTGTGGTATGCTCCACTTCTGCTACCTGGAACGCTGCGGTGCATGCAGCAAACCGATGGAGTATAACTTAGGCAAAGTGGATGTGAAAGTATGACACAAGGTTCATCTTCTAGTACCCTCTCAGGTGGTACAATGGGACCGCTAGGTAAGTCTTGGACTGTGATTAAAGCGCCTAAGGGTACGACTCACTGTTGTGAGAAGAACTGCTATGCTCATGCTACTAAGTACGCTCCTGAGGACGGTAAGCCCTACTGCGACATTCACGTCTCAGACCACATGAAGGAGCCTAAGGAGCCTAAGGATGACCCGTCCAAGACTGTAGGGGTGAAGCACGGCAATAAGAGTACAGGTGGTACTCAGAAGGGGTATTGATGTGGATGCCTTTCATCTATCATGGGCTACGCTGAAAGCGCCCAGTGAGTGTGCTGCACCTGATTGCAACAACAGAGTAGAGACTCAACCATTCTGCAGTGGTAGGTGCAAAGCGAAGGCGATGGGTTGGTAACATGCCAGTAGTATTCAACACAGGAGAGCGTGAGCCTCGACCACTCTTCCCTGACCAAGTCATATACACCACAGCGCAGAAGGTCGCTGACATCCTGCAGATACCACTCCCGGACCCAGTCTACTTGACGGCCAATGCTGATACAGGAGCCACGAGCCTGAAGATAAGTCCAGCCGACCACAGGCTAGTGGGCTTCGAGGTCGGGGACGAAGTCGAGTTGGCTA